CTTTGAAGCGAAGCACGCCAAGCGGACGTTGTCACTGGCGGCGAAGGGGGCTGGGTTCGAGGCGTCCCTACACGCTGGTTTGGAGTCCGTCACGCAGCTGCTGCTGGGGCGTGATTGGAAGCGGGAAGACGGGGCCGCCATGCGGATCGGCCAACTGATGATCGACGCCAACTGGGGGCAGAGCACGTCAACCGTTCGCACATTCTGCCGCCGGTCGCCGTTCGCCGGCAGCGTGCTGCCCAGTCACGGCAAAGGCATCGGCGCCTCAAGCCAGGCGATTGGCGAGAAGAAGGGGCGCGGCGACCGCATCGGCATCAACTGGAAAGTTGGGCAGATCAGCGAGGGACAGCGGTCCTGCCTCTATGACACCAACTTTTGGAAAACATTCTGCGCCGCCCGCCTGCGGTTGCAGCTGGGCGATCCCGAAGCGATTGCGTTTCATGCCGGTGAACACGAATTGTTGTTTGAACATCTGACCGCTGAATACCCAGTGCGGACAGAGGCGCGCGGGCGAGTCGTGGACGAATGGAAGATGGCGGGCCGCGACAACCACTGGCTCGACTGCCTAGTTGGTGCCGCTGTGTCTGCGTCGATTGCTGGCGTGCAGCCCGTGGCTACCGAGGCTGGTGGCAGGCGGCGCAAGAAGGTTGAGATTCCTGCCAGCGGTTCCGGCAAGCGAGTAATCACGCTGAAGCGTCTTGGCACGTAGCCACACCCCCTGCCGGTGAGCCTTGCCATTCGTCTACCGTCGCCGGTATGAGCGACGAACTGCGCGACAAGATTTCCGAAACGGCCCAAGGGCCAAAGCGCGTCCGCACCGATGCGGGCGAAGTCGAGGCGCAATCCTTGGCCGACATGATCGAAGCCGACAAGTACTTGTCTGGCAAGTCGGCTGCGACATCGTCAGCAACGAACACGCGGCGTGGCCTGCGGTTCAACAAGCTGGTTCCACCAGGGACGATCTGAATGGGGCTGTTCGGCAACCTCTGGGCCAAATCAAAGCCGGCTCCGCAGCCGATGCCGGTGCGTGTCCGTGCGAAGTTTGACGCCGCCGAAAAGGGCGATGATTACCGGCACTGGGCAGCCGCGGATGCTTTCGCTGCGGACGCTGCGTTGTCGCCAACCGTGCGGCGAACACTGCGGAACCGCGCCCGGTATGAGCGGCAAAACAACTCTTGGCTGGCGGGCATTTCCGGCAGCGTGGCGGCAAGCCTTATCGGCACCGGACCGCGGCTGCAGTTGGATACCGGCGATGCCGAGAGCGATCGGGCGATAGAGCGTGCGTTCTTTGACTGGGCATGGTCAATCGACCTGCCGGCGAAACTGCGGACTATGCGCGAGGCGCTGGTGGTCGATGGCGAAGCGTTCGCGCTGATGATTTCCAATCCTCGCCTGCCGGGCGTGCAACTCGACGTTCGTCTTGTCGAGGCGGAAATGGTCGCCACGCCGACTGAGTTGATGTCGCAGACGATCACGCCGGAAGGCAACATCGTTGACGGCATGGAATTTGACGCGATTGGAAACGTCATCGCTTACCAAGTGCTGAACTTCCATCCAGGCAGCAACTACCGCGTCAACAACCTGCAGTTCCAGCGCGTCCCTGCCAACCAGATGGTGCATTGGTTCCGCGCCCAACGGCCTGGCCAACACCGTGGCGTACCGGAGGTGGCCCCTGCCCTGCGGCTGTTCGGTCAGTTGCGAAGGTACACCGACGCTGTGCTGGCTGCGGCTGAGACTGCCGCCGATTTCGCTGCGTTTCTGCACAGCAATTCGCCTGCCGCCGAGGTGGACGAAGTCACTGCGTTTGCTGAAATGCCCATCGAAAAGCGCAGCATGGTCACGCTGCCGGAAGGCTGGGACATCAGCCAGTTGCGGGCGGAACAGCCGACGACGCAATACCCGGCGTTCGTCAAGCAGATCCTCAACGAGATCGCCCGCTGCCTGCAGATCCCGTTCAACGTCGCAGCGCTCAATTCGAGTGAATACAACTACGCATCCAGCCGCATGGACTGGCAGATTGCCGGGATGCACGAGCGAGTGGACCGCGACCAGCTAGAGCGTGTCCTGCTTGACCGTCTGCTTGCGGCTTGGGTCAACGAAGCCAGCCTTGCCGGCGTGCTGCCCGGCGCGTTGCCGCCGTTCAGCGAATGGAACTGGTCGTGGCAGTGGGACGGCAAAGACCACGTTGACCCTGCCAAGGAAGCCACTGCGTCTGAAACGCGGCTGCGCACGCACACCACCACGCTGGCGGCTGAATACGCCAAGCAAGGCAAACAGTGGGATGTCGAGTTGCGGCAGCGTGCTGCGGAAGTCGCGCTGATGAACGAACTTGGACTAATGGTGGACATAGCGCCGGAGACGAACTACGGCGGCCAACTGGACCAAAACGGCGATCCCGTGGAGGCACCATGAACTGGATTGGCGATCACGATGCGGACGACATCGACACCGTCTGGGAGTTTGGCTGAATGAACAAAATCTCTTTGGATACTCGCGTGACGTTCCTGACGGCCGCTGATGGCGATGCCGCCGCAGCGCCGAAGCGGTTTTCGATCGAAGCCTATACGGGCTCCCAGATTCGTCAGGGTTGGTCCCGTGAGCCGGTCGTGATCGACCTAGCCGGAATGTCGTTCAAGCAGAAACTGCCGATCGTCTTGGGCCACGACTACAACCTTGGTTCCATCCTTGGACAGACCGACAGCGTCCGAGTGGAAGCCGGCAAATTGATCGTTGAAGGCGAGATCTTGGCCGACAGCGATACGGCCCGCCAGGTGCTGGCGCTGGCAGAGCGTGGATATCAGTGGCAGGCCAGCGTTGGCGCCGATGTGCGCCGCCACCAGAAAGTGGACGCCGAAGCCGCCATAGCCGTCAACGGGCAGACCCATCTGGGTCCGGTCCGCATCGTCAAAGCCTCCAGTCTCCGTGAGGTTTCTTTTGTCACCCTTGGCGCTGACGCGGAGACCAGCGTTGCCATCGCGGCGGAAGCCGACGAGGAGATCACCATGGCGGATAACGCCAACCAGACGCCTGCCGAGGAGCCCGTTGTGGCTGCTGCGGTGGAAGCCACGGCGAGCGCCGCCGTGGAGGCCCCCAAGGTCGAAGCCAGCGAGACCAACGGACTCAAGGCCCAGATCGAAATCCTTACCCAGAAAGTCGAAGCCATGCAGCAGCTGAATGCGACCCGCGACGAACGCCCGGTTCCGCCGGCCGTCCACGTTGCGACGAAGACCGCCCCCACGGCGGAAGTGATTGAGGCGTCCTTTGCCCTCCAGGGCGGACTGCCCAACGTCGAGAAGGCGTACAGCGCCCAGACGCTCGAGGCCGCTGCCAAGGTGCAGCGGAGCACGACGCTGGGTGAAGTGCTGCTGGCGGCCGCGGAGGCCAACGGTTATGACGGCCCGCGCCACCTGACCGCTTCGACGCTGCGTCCGATTCTGGCGGCTGCGTGGGCTACCCACTCGATCGCCGGCATCCTGTCTTCGACGGTCAACAAGTTCCTGTTGGCCGGCTTCGACGGCGTGGAGTCTTCGTGGCGGTCGATTTCGGCGGTGCGCTCGGTCAACGACTTCAAGAGCGTGACCAGCTACCGGCTGAACGGCGGGTTCAAGTTTGAGCGTGTCGCCAACGGCGGCGAACTCAAGAACGCTGCCGCTTCTGACGAGTCGCGGACGATCAGTGCCGACACCTACGGCATCATGACGAGCGTGACCCGCACGGACCTCATCAACGACGACCTCGGCGCCCTGACCGCTGTTCCGCAGCGGATCGGCCGTGGCGGTGCGTTGAAGCTCAACGACGTGTTCTGGGCTGCGTTCCTTGACGATTCGTCTTTCTTCACCACGGCCCGTGGCAACAAGAAGACGAGCGCCACGGCGCTGTCGATCGCCGGTCTGAAAGAGGCGGTCAACCTGTTCCGCAAGTTGGTCGATCCCGATGGCAACCCCATCGCGGTTCGTCCCAGCGTGCTGGTGGTTCCGCCGGAACTGGAGATCACCGCGGCCGAGATCATGGGTTCCGCTCTGATCCAGAGCGGTGCCACGGGTGGCCAGCCGTCTACGAACGTGTTCGCCGGTCGGTATCAGGTGGTCGGCTCGGCCTACCTGACCAACGCGGCCGACTACTACCTGCTTGCCTCGCCGGCTGACCTGCCGGTGATGGAAGTGGCGTTCCTCAACGGCGTGCAAAGCCCGATCGTGGAGACGGCGGAAGCCGACTTCAACACGCTCGGCGTGCAGATGCGGGGTTACTTCGACTTTGGCGTTGCCAAAGCCGAGTACCTCGCCGGCGTCAAGATGGACGTTTAGTCCACAGAGTTCAACCGGAGTTGCCGGGCGGGAGCCCAAGCCCGCCCGGCAACCTGACTATCCACAAACACTTTTTTCCTGCGAGGTTTTTCAATGGCTTCTACTGTTGCTGACGGTAAGTATTTCGACCACACGCCTTCGTCCGCAGTGGCGGTTGGCGACGTGGTCGTGATCGGTGCGATGGTTGCGGTTGCCCCGCGTCCGATCGCCGCTGGAGCGCTTGGCGCTCTGGCTGTTGATGGTGTGTTCGAGATGCCGTGTGCGACCGGTGCGACCGGCGCGCAGGGCAG